ATTTTTTTTTTTTTTTTTTTTTTAAACTAAGAAACACACACCCAAAACCTTACCCAAAACAAAACCCCACCCAGGTCACGCCATACCCCCGGATATGGGACACCCCCCCACGAAATATGGGGAAATCACATATTTCAGCATCAATACCGCCAAACTTCAAAAAATACTTCCAAATCTGGTATAAATGTAGCAAAATACCACAATACCCCGACCAACCACCAAGGACACCAAAATGTCACTCAGCAAGAAAATCCAAGCCTACCCCCACAGTGTGCGCAGCTTATTCTATATGTTCGCGCAGACTGAGGACACAATCGAGAAAACAATTCCCTTCAGCAATCCAAAAGTCGCAACTCGCGAACGCGCCAAGATGTATCAACTTCGCCGCTTGCTCGCAGACGCCGCCCACGAGAGCGGAAACGAACTCCTATCTGAGAAATTCTTCACCGTGGGAATCCGCCTAACGCAACGCAGCGATGGGGGTGCCGACCTTACCCTTTACAGCCAGCACACCCCATTCTCCAGCGAGATCATGGACGCCGCGGAAGAAGTTCTCAGCACAGCTGGAGCATCGAAACACACTGCGCCAACGGTCAGCAGCGAAGAGATGGAAGAGTTCAACGCGAAGATGCTGCGAGAAGCTCAAGACAGCGACTCCAGCGTATTCGATAAATACTTCAAACTAAGCGGCGAGGAATAACCCATGCCAGCCATAGGAAAGAAGAATCAGCCCAAGAAAGCTCTAACCGCGATGCTTACGGCGGATATACTATCATACAGCCTTTCCGCCCTTCGTGGCTGCCCAAGCAGCGAACCAGTATTCCAAATCCACCTCCCTAATGATCCGCGCTTTGAGCCGATGGATCTTGTTAGAAAATCCATAGAGGAGATTGCGTCCGCCGGAATACGCTTTGGCCAACCATACGGCAGGATGTTCACCTTCATATCTTGGCACATCGACTTCCACGGCAGTCGGGTAATAGACGACGAGCTGGTTATTCTTTTACAGCTCACATCAACCAATTTCAAGAGCGAAACCAAATGAGCACTGAAGCAGAAACCCTCCTCACCTTAATCAACCGCCTGCGGCAAGCGGGCCAGCCCTTCGTCACCGCCGAGGAATGCTTCTCAACCCCCGAGGATTGCTTCCAGGCTATCCGCGCACACCAACGGGCCAAGGAGGAACTAACACACGCCGCTCACCAATCTTTCAACGTACCGCTGGGAATCGCCCTCCGTTGTCACACCTTCGACGTCGGGGCCAAGCTTCGACAGCCAGGCTGGCCCGACCTCCCCATCTCAATCTCCCATCGGTGGAGTAGTCTCAGCTATGTCGGCGACGACGCAAACCCCGAGGGGGCGCAGCTCTAACCAAGCCCAAAAAAGTCATTGAAACCTTACCCGCGATGCGATACAATTAGCGTTACAATTGGGAATCGACCCATCGTAAGCCATAAAAAAGGAAAGCCCTTATGACAACCGCCAAGCAAGTCTACCCAAACCTCCGCGTTCCAGGACTTAAACTCTTGTGTGATGATACACGAATCCTGTACGCCAGAGATTTATTGGAATCCTTTTACGGGACAGAAAAGCAAATACTGGACGCGATAGAAGTGATCCGCCAGTTATCCAAAGGCACAAAGCTCGTCTTTAAAACAGAATATGTAAAAGACGAAGATAACGAAATGTATTTCTTCATCCAGTAAATTAATTCCACGGCGCAAGGACGCGCCCTCCCTCAGGAGAACTCACAATGAAAACCAAGCAGAAAATCTACCGCTTCCGCCGCTGGGACTGCCATATCATTCTGCACCGTTACGCAGACGAAGCCGCGAGACCAGCCCTTCTCCTAGTAGCCGCTGACACAAAGCACAACGCGGATCAGGACGTATACCCCGGCGAAGCCATCACAATAGCCACAACAAACCTCCCCGATGAGCCCATCCCCGAAGGCTGCACAATAATCAAAACCTGGTCTGAAAACGAGGGGATCTTCGAATGGCTCCTCAAGGAAAACATCATACAGCCAACCGGTCAGCACAGACAGGCCGGCCACGAGATGGCTCCGGTGGTGATAATCAATCCTGAGTTCCTCGCCACCGCGAAGCAGATCCACGATGAAAACTAAGCGCTACGAGAAGAAGGGAGGCGTCAGCGGACGCACCCACTCGAAGCACATCGACCCCGCTCTCATGAAGGAGATCACTGACCTCCTCCAGGGATCGTACCCAAACGAGGCAGCTGCGATAGATGCCGTAACCAACCTGAACCGGCTATACAGCTCCGCCGGTATCACAACCCAGGAGGGAATCACCCAACGCTCTACAAGCGGATCAACGTGGTATGTCAGAACCCGCTGCAAGATGGATCACTTCGACGCAGCGCTTCTATTTGAAACCTTAACCAGTTAACGGAGAAACCAATGGACGAAACAGAGAAGTCATTCCTCGCCCGCCTCTCGCCTGAGACCCTCACCGCAATCGAGAATGATCTCGTCGGCGAAGTCTTCCAGGATCGCGATAACGCAGTCGCGGCCCTCAACACACAGGCGCTGTGCAGGGCATACGGCGGGAAAGGAATCAAGTGCTTCATCGCGCCCCGAGAGGACACCAGAAAAGGCTGGAAGCTAGTCTCAGTCGAGGAGCCGCCGCAGGAACCCGAAAAGCTGACAGTCGCTGGCACCAAGACAGGACGCATCAGCGGGAAATCGCCAACCCACCACGAAGCAAAGAAAGAATCGCAAGCTCCAGACTCAGCCGATCGCGACGATCCACTGGTCTAACCAACCCAGCAACTTAGAGCCCTGCTTCGGCGGGGCTTTTTTATCGGCAGGTAAAATAAGTTGTTGCACACCTGCTTCCCGGCGCATATAATGCCCGTGTAAGTAAAAGAAACCGACAAACAGAAGGAAGCCCTTAAATGAACACATTCAACGCAGCTGCACTGCTTAACCAAGACCTAACCACCATCGCTGGGCGCTTTGCAAAGCTCAAGGTTGACGGAGAATATGAATCAGTGTCCCAGACATACGGCTGGTTCTGCACTCACGCCTTGGCAAAGATTCTCGTCCCAGGAGATATCGTCGTTGTCGAATCCAGAGATCTGTTCCAGTTAGTACTGGTCGAGGAAGTCCATGACGACGCGCAGATCGACCTCGATGCGACATTCGAATACAGCTTAGCAATCCAGAAGGTACGCACCGCTGAGTTCTACCGCCTCCGAGAAGGAGTGCGGAACAGCGCGAAACTCCTCGACAGGCGCCGTGTGCAGAACCTACGGGCGCAGGTCGCAGCGCAGTTCGGCGTATCCTCACTCACATTTGATAAAGCTACGCCCGACACAGGCGACGGCGACAATCAGCTCTAAGGAGAAAGAAATGACAATCTCACTCAACGACATGCGGGAGCTTGCCAACAAGCAAGTCTTTCTCGCGACGGTTCTTTATCTTAACCAACAGTCCTGGGGGACGTACGTCAGCGAAATGGCCGAGGTAAAAGAAACCGAAGAGGATGCCCAAAAATGGCTAGACAACACGCGGGAAGCCTTTGCAGTTGTTCACTGCGCCTGCGCCCCAGTCACAATCCGCGTGAGTCTTGGCGAAGCGCAGAACAGTTTGGTTCGCTCCCTCCACACTGAGAAAGATCACATGCGGAAGCAGATGGCGGAGGCTCTCGATGACCTGGAGGATCGCATCTCGAAAGTCCTCGCAATCACACACGAGCCGGAACCAGAGCCAGAACCTGTCTTTGCTACGATAAACCTCCAAACGGAGGAGCTTTTCGTTGAAACTGTAATCAAGAAGCTCCTCAAACACCAACCCGACTGGGTATATTACATCGACGAAGAGGACGATAAGTACCTCCACTCCCCCGCGACAGACCAGTCAATCTTCCCCATGCTGCACCAATGCGATATTGAAGCAGTTAAATTTGCTTGGGCCGACAACACTCGCTGCACCCTCCAGCTAGTTTGGGGTAACGCCTGGGATGAAACAATCTCAGACTATTCATACAGCAACCGCGTCATCAGAGACACAGTTGAACTCGCAATCGCTGAAACACGAAAGGAGCTAACCGATGACAGCATCCCCTTCTAAGGAAGCCGAACGCGCGCCTGACCACCCGACCCAGGCGCGGAAACTCACCGTCGAAGAGGGGGAGATCATAATGAACCTCCACCGAGCGGCACTCAACATGTCTTACCACAATGCCGCCGAGGGCAAGCAGTACTACGACGAAGCCCCGGCACGAGCCAAGGCAGCGAAAGAACTCGCCGCTGCCCGCATTGTTGCTCGCGCAATTGGCTTCGACATAGGGGGAGGCTATCTATGCTAAGCGACGAAGAACGCCGGGCCGCGCTCGATCTAGAGCGTAAGCTCGGCACCTTAAAACATGCGGAGGAGCTTAGCTTAGGCTCCCTCCGTATCATCATGGGTACGCAGAATTTCCTGCGCTCAATCTCACGCAAGAAAGAAGGAACCAAACAATGAACCAAGTCTACTCACGCCCACGTTACTATGATGCAAGCTGGCAGTCCTGGCGCTCACTCCTCGACGCAGGGGTTGTGCGAGCTGAGGTCGAACTCTTTCCACTCGAACGCTTCATCGACTTCATGAACACTCTGGAGTGGGATGAGAACCTCGTCTGGCTCACCAACCACCTTGCCAAGGAGCAACTCTACTTCACTCAACACGCGCAATCCCTCGCCCACTTCCTCCTCCACGAAAAGGAAGAATGCGGTGTCATGCTCGGCTACCCCGAACGCGAGGAAGACACCGGCAAATACGGGGTGCTCCTCGAGTTCTCCGCCTTCGAGCTAAGCACGAAGAAAGAAATACCCTTAGTCCCTTCCCTCCGGGGGTATGGCCTCGGGCAGAACGCCCTCTTCGCCTCGGGGAAAGATGGCTACTTCCTGGAGACGATGCGCGAAGCGCACTCCGATAACTACGAGCAGAACCTCGTGCAGGGCTTCTTCGCAGAGAATGCCCTCAAAGCTGTCATGGTTCCTGTCGCTCAGCTCGTGTCTCGCCTCAAGAAGAGTCAAACCGGCGAGGGCTCCATGGAGATGATTGCCCGCCTGGCGAAAGAGGGCAACATGGAAGCCGGCAAGGCAGCCCTAACCAAGAAGGTCCGGGAGGAGCGCGCCTACACTGACCTCGGCAACGCCCTTGTTGAGCTACACCGACTGCGTATGGCGAACATTCTTTCTTTAGCCGGACTCTGCTCCGACAGAGAGGGAGCATTCGACTGGTTCTGCTCTGTTGATGGCCCCGCCTTCACAGGCCCGATGGCCGCAGAACTAAGCATCGCTATGGAAAACGTCTTCCCTGAGGGTACTCCCAACCTTTTCGAAGGGATTTCCGTAGCTTCCGACGAGGAGAAAGCCGAGTAAGCTGACTCCTTCCACCAACGGGGCGGTTTGGCAATGTCAAGTCACGCCGCCCACAAACCCACTACAAAAGAGGTTGACCCACTCACACTAAATTGCGATAATGAAATTGTTAGCAGTAAATACAAAACCTTATTCGAATCAAACCAAACCTAAGGAGCTGCCACATGGCCGCACGTAAACTTGAAAAATCCATCGACGTAGAAAATGGCTTGCTTACCCTCGGCTTCCCTTCCGGCGAAGCGATGGAAGTGAAGATGTCTGATTTCCCTGAAGAAATCGTGCATCAGCTCGCCCTCCACGGGCTGTCCCAGAAAGCCACCGATGCAACGGCAGGTAAGACTGTTGAAGAATCGGAAGAGCGTGTACGTGGCGTTATCAGCGCCTTGCAGGCAGGGGACTGGACAGTGCGTGGATCAGGCGCCGGCGGCGGTGGCACAGGCCGTGTCACGCAGTTGGTCGAAGCTATCGCACGTATCAAGGATATCAGCATCGAAGATGCCAAAGCCGCTGTCGACGCGCTGACCGACGACCAGAAGAAAGCGCTCAACAAGGCGGATACCGTCAAGGCCACCATCATGCAGATCAGGCAAGAGAAGCTGGCCGCACAACGTACCGAAGGCAGCGAAGGCGACGAAGCCCTCGACCTGCTTTAACAGACCCCGGTACGCAGTATGCCTTCCCTTCGGGGAGGGCATTCTTTCTAAGAGGACAGCCCCATGTCAAACAGAACGAAAGAAGCAATGCCTTACGCCGATGAAAGCAACGAGCAGATAGATAGACCTCGACAGTCACCGCTGCCCGAGGAAGAAAGCTACCCCCAACTGATAACCGATAAGTTAAATGTACTCGAAGATAGCCTTCTGGAGTTTCGCCTCGGGCTTAACGAAATCCACAACAATCTCTTCGGCCACCAGTACTTCGATCCTGAAACTAGCGGCTGCTCTCCGGAGGAGAAAGTCAGCGGGAAGCTCCCATACATTCTGTATCAACTGCACAGTATTGAAGAGATTGCCGTAGACATTGAGTCAATCCTCCCAGCGATCTACCGGAAGCTTTAGGAGTCTGTATGCACATCAACAGTGACACCTACCGCCAGAAGCTCCACAACCATCTTTCGATCCTCCCACTCGAGGATCAAGCCCGCGCTGTCAGGGCGTACAAAAAGATGCTCGCCCGACACTACGGCGACTACAGTAAGTACGACGGCAAAGGAAATCTCCGCACCCCATTCCACCTTCGTTAGGGCCGACAAGTAGTGCAGTCTGCTTGTCCTTTCCCCCTCCCAGTGAGGGGGTTTTTTAATTGTGTAGTTGCCAAAACGGCAATCCTACAATTAAATGTTGCAACCTCCGTTCTCCTATTATACAATTAAATAACAATGAAAAACCGCCCATGCCCAGGGCACCCAGCAGGAGAAAAGAAATGGCTGAATTAGACATCCTCGCAGACCTCCTTGAAGAAGGTAAGAAAGCCTCCCGCGCAGCGACAATTAAAAAAGCTGCAAAGAAGGTCGAAGAAACCAAGTCGAAGCAACCCCTTGAAGATGGCCCTCCGATCCGTCGAGACGTCTACCAGCAACTCGAGTGGCGAGCCCTCTCCGTAACCCTCATCACAGTCCACACAACATGCACATGCTGCGGCTCTTCTAGCGAAGCCCCCAACCCTTCGATCTTCATCGAGCGCTATCACAGACGCCATGGCCGGCACCTCGTTGAAGCCCACAACTTCAACCTGCTCCCACGCAAGGAAGTGGAAGCCCTCCCCCGGAAGGTCGAGACGCGATACGTTGAATCCCTTTACTGTCACCAATGCTTTCTCTCAAATCAGGAATCCTTATGCCTAGACCTTCAGCTAACGCAGACCCAAGAATCATCGCCTTATCCCTCACTCCCTTGCGTGCCTCAGGCATGGGCAATACCGTCATTTCAGACGCTCTGGTCAGACACATTAGGCAAAACCTCGAGACCTATGAACATATCATCTCTGCCCTCCGAGCCGAACAAACCAGCAGCTAAGCAAGTGAGGTACTACTAATGGCTAAGCGTGGACGCAAGGCGCAAGACGAACAGAAGGTTCCTTACAACGCATTGATCCCGGAAGGGCTCGCCGCAAAGATTGACCTTCTTCTTCTCAACCCTATGACAGGGAAGATTAAATATGGAGCGCGATCACAACTCATCGAGAAAATCCTCCGCCGATGGCTCGAGGAGCAAATCTCTGCGGGATCGGAGGCGGAACCATTTACTCCAGATCTTGGGCGGTATGCTGGCAACCGAAGCAGCGAGACTCAAGAGGAGTGACTGCCCCCTCTTGCTGGGGAGCCTATGGTACGACATACGGCTTGATGTGTTGTGGCAGGTCGTCCACATCTACGGCAACCAGCACAGGGCAGACCTCGCCATAGTAGAGCTAGGCGGCTTCATCACAACAGGTACCGGCCCCTACTGGGCTCGCCGCCGGATGCAGCTGCCGCAGCTCGTAGATAGATACTGCTTCTTCGGGAGCATACATGACAAGACCTGGGAGAGCTAAGTATGAACCCAATATGCGCTGATTGCTTAACCGAAATGCCGAGGCAGGGAGCTACCGAAGTCCTCGCCTACCAGCACAACAACTGCCCTGTGGATTACTCACGGGGTGTAAGGTACCATTGCGTGGGATGCGATCACTCAGTCTATATCCCAATCGGCTACGCTTACGTGACGCTGGGAATGGAGCCAGGGCATGCAATCCCAGTGACCCCAACCTCGCCGAAGAAAGGAGTAACCCTGCCATGAGCGACGAGGCCCGTCGTGCGTTACGCCGGCGCTGTTCCATCAACCGACTGATGCTTCGGGAGGAGAGCTTCAAAGCCCGCTTATCCCGAGTCATCAACCTATTCCCTGTAACTGTGAGGTTCTACTAATGACAGCAAAAACACCGCAAATGGTAATCGCAGATCTTAACCGTCGTCTCCTCAACAAGGAGGAAGTGACCGACGAGGAAGTCATCGAGGGTATCCGCACTATGCGAGACATGCGAGCTGAAAAGACTCAGGTCAAGAAAGCTGCAGACACCGCAAAGAAAGCGGAAGCCAGCAAAGGCGAAGATATACTCAACAATCTGATCTAAGGGGAACTAAAGACAATGCCAAAGTTTAGCCGAGCCAGCGAGAACCGACTCGCCACCGTCCACGAGGATTTGCAGTTGATCTTCGAGCAAGTAATCCTGAACTTCGACTGCACCATAATCTGCGGAGTGCGGGGGAGAGAAGCCCAAGAGAAAGCTTTCGCCAAGGGGCACAGCAAAGCCCACTTCGGTGAGTCCCCTCACAACTTCGGCTTCGCGGCGGACGCAGGCCCATACGATGTAGTCAGTCGCAACATAGACTGGCAGGATCGGGAGAGGATTACCTACTTCGCTGGCCACGTCATCCAAACCGCGAACATCCTCTACGCCCTCGGAGTAACCAAGCACCTCCTCGTGTGGGGAGGGGACTGGAACTCAGACACCGAGGTTTCGGATAACGGATTCGATGACCTCGTTCATTTCGAGATTGCCGACTGGAGAGCAATCGTCGCTTCGGAGAAAAAAACGTAATGACAACTAAAACAGGAAGACTTAAATGCCCCTCTTGCTCAGCGGAAATTACCGTGACTCGGGTGATAACTCCGCTTGACGAGTTTGTCTGCCCGCTGTGTCATATAGCTCCACTGAGTGAGTTCATTCAGCTCTCGCAGAAACGCATCATTTCACTAACCGAGGAAGAGCTTCTCGACTTCCTTTCAAGGTCGCAGTACGACGATCTGGAGACCGCAGTGGAATCTTTCTTTAAGGAGTTTACAGCATGAAACCAGAACTCCCAATCTACATAGATGGAACTATGCGCAGCACGTACCGCACCTGTCCACAAAAGTTCTACAACGCGTACGTCCTGCGTAAGGTATCCGCGCACAGCTCCATCCACCTCACCGCAGGTAAAGCTTTCGCCAAAGGTTGCGAGGAAGTCCGCATCGCCCGCTACCTCCACAACCTCCCATGGGAGCAGGCAATCGAGGTCGGCGAGGTCGCCCTCTACCGGGCGTACCTCCACGGCGCTGATGAAGAGCCCGATCCGCAGGAGTCTGGGAAGACCTTACCGACAATGTTACACTTGCTCCGGGCTTACTTCGAGGAGTACGACATGGCAGGCAGCGACGTCCTCCCCTTCGTGAGAGATTGCGGGAAGCCTGCCGTTGAGTTCTCCTTCGCCATCCCAATCCCTGGGACGAAGCACCCCATTACAGGCGAACCATTCCTCTACGTAGGCAGGCTCGATATGCTTGCACACCGAGGGGAGAATATGAAATACCTTTGGCCGACGGACGAGAAGACCACCGGCCAGCTCGGCCCGAAGTGGGGATCGCAGTGGACTCTCCGAGGCCAGTTCATCGGTTACTGCTGGGCCGCTCAGGCCTACGGTTATGCAGTCCCAGGCGCAATCGTCCGAGGCTGCAAGATCACGAAGACAGGCCAGATTGGTTTCGCCGAAGTGCCAATCATGATCCCCCCTCATGTGATCGACCGCTACCTCGTGGAGCTTCAGCGAGATTGCTTCAATATCAGCCGGGATTATATGTCCGGCGATTGGAGCTACGACTTTGCCGAAGGCTGCTCTGCGTACGGCGGTTGCCCTTACCAGATCGTATGCGGCGCGAAAAACCCCGCGAAGTGGCTCGATGTAAACTTCGTAGATAACCTGTGGAATCCTGTGACCGGAGAGGGAACCCTTGACGATAAGCTACGGACAATCCATGAACCGACCGATATCACACAACAGATTAAGGAGTTGGAAAATGTCTCTACTTAAACTTTACGAAACCTACAAAGAACAGGAGAAGGCTGTACAAGAAGTTCTTAATTGGCTTGAGAGTACGGACAACAGTCAGCTCTCAGTTGAACTAGATGTGTATGTAGCTATTGATGGGAGAAACCATGAACTGCCGAGAGGACTGAGCGCCATTCTTCGCAAGCGAGTTCTCAGTTATGCTCGCTCTTCTATTCCGGCTATCATCTCTGACCTGCAGAATGCTTTGGAAGAGGCAGAGCAAGCCTTCGTTGCGGAGGCAAAGCTTCCAGCGGAAGTCTCTGCCGCGGTAGCTGACCTACGAGTTCAGACTGATGCAGCAACAAAGAAGTTAACCAAGCCCTAAATGAACCTGCCAGGGATGGCATCACTAAGGAGAGCTCTCATGAGTAAAGTTGCAGGTGAGTTCCACCAATGGCTGGAACGTAAGACTCACGAGCTTCAGGCGCGGGTATCGGAGCTGGAGGCCAAGTCCGATGTCGGGGCTGTGCCTATGGTTTGGAGTATCTGGATGGACTTTGAGGGCGGCAAGAAAATGACTTCCCCTTACCACTACACCGAAGCCGATGCAGTAGCCGCACAGAGAAAATACGGGGGTGAAATTATCCCGCTATACGCAGCCCTACAACAGCCCGCGCAAGGGCAGGAGCCGGTGGGAGTTGCATGTAAGTCCGACTATGACGTGTTGACAGAGGCTTGTTTTAGAAAAGACAAAGTTCCAGTTGGTACAAAACTATACGTAGCGGATACGCATAAAAAGGAACCCGGAACATGCAGATGGGATGAGGATGATGGCATGTGGAGTAGTGAGTGCGGGTTTTCTCTTTTTTATGAGGACGGAACTCCATCCGAGTGCGGCCAGCGCTTTTGCCCTAAATGTGGAAATGAGTGCCTAGAATCGAATTTGAAAGCCCGGCCAACAGGGGGTGAGTGATGAGTGATCTAAAACAGGTCAGTGAGAATTTGCTTGAAATGTACTCTGCCAAGGAGCTTTCAGACTTACTGGTAGAGTCATTCCGTAATGAAGGGGAACTCGGAAGTGAGGTTGACGAGCTTCAGGCGCGGGTGGCGATGCTTGAGGCAGAGAACGCAAAGCTATGGGGGTGGGTCAACTACTGCGAGCAAAGCCTGGGTAAATCTGCCTATAAAGCCGGGAAGAGATAATGAAACTTTCAAAAGAGAGAATAGCAGACGTAAAGCGAACACTAATACAGCAGCAAAACGTTCAAAGGTTCAAAGGCAGGAGAACGGTGGCGAGGAGGGGGGAGAAATCTGATGCGCCTTAACCCACACGATAAGAAAGCCTTTGTCTGGCTGACGCTTCTCCTAATCCTCATGACTGTGCTAGCTACAATAGCTTCTTGCGCAGGCGCCCCACCAACCGTATAATAACCATATGATAACAGCTAACTTCATAGTAGGTAATCAGCTAATCGGGAGCGGCCCACTCGTCCCGCGCCTTCCTGTTAAGCTCGGACACGAGGAACGCCCGCACAACGCAGCGTACTTCTGTCCAGCTTGCGGCGAGGTATGGGGGAGGATCGTAGTCAGCGACAAGCAAGACTACACGATGGAGCGCCGCTTCTGTTTCACCCACGGCTCGGGACTCTTCCAGAGAAGTTTCGGAACCATGTGGACACACTACCCAAGAGAGGTTCTAATTCGTGAACTCAGGCTAATCGCAGCACACCTTGAACGCAACCCGGAGCTGGACTTCGGTGAACTCGTCCTCCAATGGAAAAACTATTATGACTGACGTAACAGAAATTGCATCCCCAATCCCAGGCTTTAAAGTCTGTCTCCTCGGACCAGTCGGTACCGGGAAAACTCACTCGATCAGAACCCTCGTCGAGGCAGGCATCACCCCCTTCATCATCTTCACAGAGAACGGCATGGGGATCCTCGGCGACATACCAGCAGAGTCCTGCCACTGGATGTATGTCAAGCCCGCGAGTGAAGACTGGTCTCTCATGCGGGACTCAGCAAACAAGATCAACACCCTGGATTTCAAAGCCCTCACCTCTATGCCCGGCTTTAACCGGAACAAATACAACCAGTGGCTCAAGGTGATCGAGGCCTGCGCCAACTTCATCTGTGCCCGCACAGGCGAGGAGTTCGGTAACGTCAGCCATTGGGGGACAGACCGCTGCCTAGTGATTGACTCGTTGTCTGGCCTTAACATCATGGCGATGAACCTCGTTGCAGGTAGCAAACCAGTCAAGGACATGAAGGACTGGGGTATGGCAATGGATAACCTTGAACGCTTCATCATCAAGCTTTGCACCGACCTCCAGTGCCACATGCTGATGACCGCTCACCCCGAGCGCGAAACAGATCAGGTTACCGGCGCAATGAAGCTGATGCTCTCGACGCTCGGCAAGAAGCTCCCTCCGTTGCTGCCGCGGTATTTCGACGAGGTCGTTATGACGAAATCCAGCGGCGACTCTTTCTACTGGTCAACCACGGAGGGTAACGTCGATCTGAAGAATCGTTACCTGCCTCGGGAATCTAAGCTGGAACCAGACTTTGCGCTGATCCGCGCAGGTTGGGAAAAGAAAGGAGGTGTGGTAACACCCGCTGCAAATTAATGTTGTGTCCTGCGGGCGAGTAAACGATAATGGTAATCCGGTCGGGTAATCCGATCTTGCGTAATGCAGTTAACCGTAACGGAAAAGAGAGAAATAACCATGAGCGATTTTGATCCCGAAGAGTTTATGAATGTTACAGTCGAAGGCGAACTGGATACCAAACGTCCTGTAGTTCCTTCCGGCCAGTACGTTACCCAGATCTTTAAAGTCACCCCGAAAGGCGGCACCATTGGCAAAGGCGATAACATCGGCAAGCCCTGGCGCGCACTCGGTCTGACACTTGAAGTGATGGATGACGCTGTGAAAGAAGAAATGCATCAGGATCGTGTCTTCGTATCCTATCAAGTTTTCCTTGATCTGGATGATAACGATCAGATTGACCTGCGGAAAGGCCGGAACGTAGCCCTCGGAAAGCTTCGCGCTGCCGTTGGCCAGAACGATGGCTCCCCTTGGTCACCTGCAATGTTGATTGGCCAGATGGTTGAAGCCAACGTGACTATCGGTACACACCCGCAGTCACACGACGAGATGAACAACGTAACTGCTGTAGCAGCCTACGAAGGTTAATCGAGCCGGCGAAGTAACTATGTAGTACTAAAAAAGGGGTGGCTTCGGTTGCCCCTCTTTTCTGCCGAAAAAGGAATCCACATGACAGCTAAAATAGCACTCCTCCCTGACACAGAAAACAATCTCCTTCCACTTAAAGCTACCATTGATTCTGCCGGGATAGACCTGCGGGCGAATCTCGAAGAGCCCCTTAAAATCCTGAAGGGCACTGGCGCTCGCGTCGGAACAGGCGTAAGGGTTCGTATCTCAAGAGGCTTCTGCTGCTTCGTCCTCCCCCGGAGTGGACTAGGCGGGGCGCCGCACTACCTCACTATTACGAATGCCCCAGGCTTGATCGATCCTGATTACGACGAGGAGATTTTCGTTACCCTCTTCTGCCTCGGCTCCAGCATCACAATCAAACCAGGTGATCGCATCGCCCAACTCATCTGCGTCCCCGGCATCCCTATTGAGGGCCACTACAGTTTACGCCTTGAACCACGTACCGGTGGCGCTGGCAGCACAGGAGTTTCGTAATGACAACTTACGTCCCAGCTAAATCAATCGTAGTTCCTGAAGACCGCCAGCGAAAGCGGATCAACCCACAACACCTCAACGATCTCGAGGACAGCTTCTGCGGAGCGAAGGGTCTCCTGCATCCTATCGTTCTGCGCGATGACGGCAAGACCCTCGTCGCGGGAGAGTGCAGACTGCGGGCAGTCCTCCAGTTGTATGAGAATGAAAAGCGCTTCACCTACGGGGGCGACGCCGTACCTGACGGGCATATCCCCGTGATGAAACTCGGTGAGCTAACTCAGGAAGAACTTGAAGAGGCGGAACTCGATGAGAACATTCACAGAGAAGAACTCTCCTGGCAAGATCGGGCAGCCGCAATCTCCCGCCTTGAAACCCTCCGCAAGCAGCAGGCTCAGGCTCGAGGGGAACGTTATAGTCAGCGGGATGTTGCTGCCGAAATCCTGGGGGTGCCCGTTACCGACTCTGGCACAGCCCAGAAGGAAGTTCGAGAGGCTCGGGTTCTCAATGAGTATCTGCATGATGATGATGTAGCTGGCGCAAAAACTCAGAAGGAAGCTCTGAAGATCATCGGCAAGAAGCGGCAGGCAGCGCACAGGGCTCGCCTCGCGGAAGAGTTTGGGGCGCAGATAAACACCTCAGCTTTCCCGCACGATCTACGCTGTGGCAGGATGGAAACCATAATCGAGAACCTTCCTGATGATACCTTTGACTGCATCATAACTGATCCCCCTTACGGGGTCGATGCAGATTCTTTCGGCGAACAAGCAAAAGCAAACCACGCATACGAGGATTCAAAAGATTATGCACTTTCCCTCTACAAAATACTTGCTGAGCAAGGCGCGCGAGTGTGCAAAGACAGTGCCCACCTCTACACCTTCTGCGACATTGGACTCTTCGCAGAAATCAGAGATATATTCGAAGCATCCGGATGGACTGTTTGGTATCGTCCTCTCTTTTGGTTTAAAGGGAACAACGCCGGAATGCTCCCAGCCCCTGAGTATGGCCCTCGAAACACATACGAAGCAATTGTGTATTGCCGTCGTGGAGGACGCAAGACCAGGTGTGTTGGACCTGATGTACTGTCAGTCCAAGCACTCGCCCGCCCCACCTTCGGCGCTCAGAAACCTGTCTCATTATTTGAGGAACTACTTTCCAGGTCTTGTGATCCAGGAGATAAGGTGCTGGACCCATTCTGCGGAGCCGGGCCAGTCTTCCGAGCCGCAGGTACGCTTTCGCTTACCGCTACAGGGATCGAGCTTAACAAAGAGAAAGTAGACTTCATCTACGCAAGCTATGCTGAGGAGGAGATCGAATGAGCAAAGTATCCCACTACTTTAAGGTAAAGTTGGGCAAACTTATTGGATTGAAGAAAGCCCAATGCCCTTGGTGCTTCGGGCAAGGAGGGCGGGGAGAGGGTCGGTGCGTTATGTGTAATGCTACAGGAAAAATTTACTACATCGCTTCAGGTACCTTATAATGAAACGTCACACCTACATAGTGATTATGCAGAACCCAGTCTGGCGCGTCGGCCAGTACTTCATCGTGGATGAGGATAGGGAGTACTGCGTTCCCGCCTACCCAGCAAAGAGTGGTGAGCGGGGGAAGTTCATCCTCGAATCGGATTCAGAGATCGAACTCCTCTTCGATGATACGATCAAGCCGTACGTGCAGCAGATCGGAGGGGTTCACGAGGAAGAAAACAAAGAGGATCGCGACAATGACAGCATCATCTTTACTGGATGATCTTGTGCAGGAGGGAGCGAAAGCTCCTGCCAAGAAACCAGCCAAAGCGAAAGCCGCACAGATCAGTGTCGGCCATCCTACAATTCTGCCGGAGATAAACGGCTCTGAGATTCTTGTCGTCGGGGAATGCCCCACGCAGGATGACGTAAACAACCAGCGCCCCTTCAGCGGAAACTACAGCCGATTCGTTAAGTCGCTCTTCGCCGATGGGGGGATCGACTTCGCTGCCTGCAGCAAGACGTATGCAATCTGTCGTCCTGCTCCGAGGGGCGACCCATCCCAATACGTTAAGAAGAGTGGGAAGAATGTCAAACTAGCACTCGGAGTAGATAAGCACTTCGCTAACCTGAAGAAGCTTCTTGAAGAGGTTCGCCCAAAGATCATCATCGCCGCCGGTAACGTAGCTCTCTACGCGTTGACCGGAGAAGCTGGCATAACAAAGTGGCGGGGCAGTCAGCTCTTCTACACCTATGAGGACGGAACAACCGCTCGCCTTATGCCGATCGTTAGTCCGGCGACAGCACGCAGAAACTTTTCCGATACCTACTTCATTAAGCACGACCTGCGGAGGGCGCTCAATGATGACGCTTGGATTCTTCCTGAGTATAATTTTATTGTGGCTCCTGACTACGCGACAGTTATGTCTACTATTCGCAAGCTACGTCTCCGCGTGGAAACACAACCTACACGGTTGGCCGTGGATCTCGAAACACGTAGTGGACATACTGCTTGCTGTGGGATTGGTTGGAGCAATGTCGATGCTATTTGCATCCCACTGATGAAGGCCCGGCGCCCGGAGGGGTACTGGTCTTTCCTGCAGGAACGCAATATCATCCTCGCTCTCAAGGATCTTTTCTCCCACCCGAACGCTTTGATTGAGACTCAAAATGGTAGCTACGATGTTCAGTACTGGTTCAGATGGTGGAACTGTGATGCACTGCCGGACTTTGATACGATGGTGGCGCACCACGTCTGCTGGGCAGGACTCAAAAAATCCCTGGACTTTATCTCGAGCATGTACTGTCGATTCCACCAGTACTGGAAGGATGATGGGAAACACTTCGACCTTGAACATCACGACGAGCGCAGACTGTGGGAGTACAACTGTAAGGATTGCGTAGTCACTTACGAGTGTGCAACAGTGCTGAGAGGGATGGTCGATAAGTTCAACCTGACTGAGCAGAATGAGTTCCAGCAAAAACACAACCTCCGCACTACCATACGTATGATGCTGCGAGGAGTACGCCGTGATGACAAAGCACAGGACTACCTATTTTGGATTCTTAACAATGCCGCAAATGAGCGCCTTGCTGCAGTCCATAAATTCATTGGAAGGGACGTCAACCCTAAGTCTCCCAAGCAAATGGCTGAACTATTCTATGAAGAGCTGGGACAGCCGATTATCGTCGATCGCAAGACAAAACGCCCTACTACAAACGATGATGCTCTTACAAAGATTGGCAAACGGACACCCCTTCTTAAGCCGGTATGTAACGCGATCCTTGATTATCGCAGCATCGGAGTCTTATCCAGCACCTTCGTACAAATGCGAACAGATATGGATGGACGACTGCGCTGCAGTTACAACATCGCTGGCACAGAAACGTATCGGTATAGCAGTTCAGAAAATGCTTTCAACTCCGGAGGGAACCTGCAGAATATACCCAACCCTGAAAAATCTAAAGGAGCCGAAAGATTTCAGGCACCCAACGTTAAGCGAATGTTCATTCCTGACGAGGGATTCGAGATCGCAGACTTCGACCTCGACCGAGCTGACCTTCAAGTCGTGGTGTGGGAAGCAGACGAAGATCGACTTAAGCTCCTCCTGAAGGAGGGGATTGATCTTCACCTCGCTAACGCACAGGTTCTCTTCGATCTTCCATACTCCGTCGATGACCTGCGTGATCCGGTTCTTCTTGCACGGATTAAGGAGAAATACAAAGCTCATAGGGACTTCGCAAAGGCTTTCGTACACGGCACCAACTACGGCGGTTCCGCTCGCACCATGGCAATCGTTGCACACTGCACTATTATGGAATCGGAAGCTGCCCAATCGAAGTGGTTCTCTACCTACCCAGGTATCCGCGATTGGCAGAATCGCATTGAGAGACAGCTGATGGTTGAGCGCTGCGTCTACAATAAGTTCGGCTTCCGTCGATACTATTTCGATAGGGTTGAAGGTCTCCTGCCTGAAGCGTTGGCATGGATTCCCCAGTCCACCGTCGCGATCGTTATCGACAAAGGGATAGTTAACGTAGACGAGAATCTCGTCCAAGATGAATGCTATCCGTTGCTGCAGGTTCACGACTCGGGGGTGTTTGAATATCCGGCAGATCGTCGCGTCGAGTGTTTGAGAAAAATCCGTAAGGAGATGGAAATTGTTGTACCATATGATGACCCTTTGCTTATTCCCGTAGGCGCAAAGATCAGTGATAAAAGCTGGGGCGACTGTGCAGAATGGGATTTCGATAAGGGGGCGCTTGTGGCGTGAGTTTAATTATATTGTTGCTATGTTGGCAATTATACTTTTAAATCGGAGTACCCATGATCTACCTTGCCCAACCATACACAGATCCAGATACCCGAGTGAGGGAGTCACGCTATGACGCGGCCTTACGAGTTACAGCTGACTATACCAAGCTCGGATTCCTTATCTACTCCCCTATTGTGCATTACCATAATATTGCAGTTCGGTTCCACCTGCCAGGCGATTTCACTTTCTGGCGCGAACTTAACTTCAGAGCTCTCTCGAGATGTTCTGAAATATGGATTCTACCACTCGAAGGCTGGGAGAAAAGTCTTGGCCTCCGCGCTGAGATTCGTGAGGCAGCGAGGCTCAACCTCCAGCCCACCTACTTGGAGGAAGACGCCCTCAGGTTAAGGTTCAAATAATGGCTCGTAAACATAGCGACTTCATAAAAGCTTACATGGAGTATTCAAAGCATAGTGAAGCTCCCGATCGCTTCCACTTCTGGACGGCAGTCAGCACAATCGCAGGTGCTCTCCGTCGACAGGTCTGGATAGATCAATATCACTTTCAATGGACTCCAAACTTTTACATTGTATTTGTCGCACCAGCCGGTATCATATCAAAGTCCACTACCGCGAAGATAGGGATGGACTTACTGAAGCAGGTGCAAGGAGTAACGTTCGGCCCAAACATAATCACTTGGCAGAGTCTCGTAACCAGTCTCGCCGAGGCGCAGATCACCGTCAACATCAACAACCAGCTAGTCCCAATGAGCCCAATAACAATCCTCTCTTCGGAGTTCGGAACCTTCCTGAATCCACAGGATCGCGAGATGGTAGACGTGCTTGTTGATTTGTGGGACGGTCAGGTGGGAACCTTTGAGAAGAGAACTAAAACTTGCGGGGAAGATGCAATCGTCAACCCCTGGATCAACATAGTTGCCTGCACAACTCCACACTGGATAGCAGATAACTTCCCGGAATATATGATAGGAGGTGGCTTTGTCTCCCGTACAATCTTTGTTTATGGCGACAAGAAACGGCATTTTTGTGCGTACCTTGACGACGCAATCCCCAAGGGATTCAAGCAGCGCCAAGCAGATCTTGTGCACGACCTTCGTGATATGGCCAAGAACTGTAAGGGCGAAGTTAAACTTTCTGCGGAGGCCAAAGCCTGGGGGACGGATTGGTACGAACGGCTTTACACTGAGCGTCCTCCGGAACTTGCAAGTGAACGGGTCGCTTCTTATCTTGCACGCAAACAGACCCATATGCATAAGCTGGCCATCATACTCACAGTCGCGCAGTCAAACTCTCTTATCATTGAGAAGGAGCACCTTCAGGCTGCCGACGCCATTCTCTCGGAGAACGAAAAATTCCTCCCGAAAGTCTTTGAAAAGATTGGAGACGACTCTGTCCAGAAGGCCAATAACATTGTTAACCTTCTACGAGCGAACGGGCCGCTTACTCCTGACCAAGCCTATTCAAAATTATTCTATAATATGAGTTTCAACCAATTCAAGGAGGGACTAGAATCCGCCGTGAAGGCGCAGCTAGTTACGAGGAAGGTGGAAGATGGTAAGGTACTGCTTATCCCTACCATCTCCGAGGTTGCCTAAAGCAGGGGAGGGTTACTCCTCCCCGCCAGTTCTTCTGCTTTCTACTCCTTGCTGCAAACGAATATACTTCTGCTGTTCCGCAATACCGATCTCCCTCATAGTGCGTTTCTTCTGAGCTTGCTTAATTGACTGCACCAACGAGGGCAGTTGGATCATCATCTCAGGGTAGGGAACCTGCCCATTGAAGCGATTGATCCGAACATACGCCTCCTCAATTTTATCCTCATCCCCTTTATCTTGAGCGTAGTTCATCATCTGCGTCAGCGAGGTATGCCTCTTCGCATAATACTGGATTGCGTCGAAACTCGCGAAGCGCCGATCCTTCTCCTCGGTGATACGAGTCAGTTGGAAACCCGCCGCTCTACCCGTTAGTTCCGCCCAGCTCCTCACATCGTTGGGCCAGTTGAACTCAGCCACCTGTGCCCCCCTGCGATCATCTTCCTCGCCACGCACCCCGAATCTGATAGCTTGGCTTAGCCCTTTCGCGGCACTCGGCATACCCCTTTCGTAACGCTTCCACAGGTCGGGCTCATCGCTGAAGACTGCCTGCCCTACAGCGATCGGAATGTTCACCACCGCGCCGGCAAGGTCTGCCATACCCCCCGTCACCTCCGAGCGCGGGTCCATGTCAGTTGCAAGGTACTGCGTCAAGGGAAGGATTTGCCCCATCTGGACACTAGCAGACAGGTCATACATACCCATCATTCTGCTGCTGTATCCATTCATCAGCGTGTGGCTGTTAATCACATCCCCTAGGAACGGATCATCATCCAGCTTGCTTGTGTACTCCCACAAGTACTCCCTTGCACCTTTCTTCGGATCACTCCAGCCGGTAGCTTCCTTGAGCTTTTTGATGCCGAAGTCAAGCAGATCGAGTAGGTTGCCCATACCTGGGATACCCTCGAGCCCACCCATCAGGAACATGATAGCCATGTACCGCGCCGCTGCCTGCTTGTTCTGCCCAAGGAACCAGAGCGTATTCGTGATGTACTGCCAGAACATGAAGACGTTCGATCCCAGTTTTCCTCGCATCATCTCAGGTCGGTTGAATCTCGCATACTCGTACTGCGTCTGCTCTACCGCTTTGTGCGCAAAGTCTACAGCTTCTTCGTGAGTCCGCCCTGACTTCCTCGAGAGTTGATACGCAGCTACCGCGGTGATCCTCCGGTTCATCTTCTCCATAGCTTGGAACATCAACGCCCCATACTCGAAGAACTTTTGAACCTTCAGAACATTCTCAGGTTTCTCAAGTCCTAGCTTCGATCCGATCTTACCTGGAGCTCGTGCCAAGAATCCCCCCTCCGCCAGGGCTGCTAGTTCCGTAGCAAGAGACTCGTCGATGATACCCCTCTCTGCCAGCTCTTCAACCATCCGTGCTGCATCAGGATCCATTCCCTTTTCAGTAAACTGCGCCTTCGTTACTTGGTACATCGCGGAGCTGATCGCTGCACTGGCAGAGATGTCGTTGAACTCCTGCGCGAGGTACGGGTACGTAACCATCGGCACTTGCGTAGCGTTAACCACAGCGCTCTTAACATTGAAGCCGAGATACCACAAGAAGCCAATCGCTCTCAGGGAGGCTAGTTCATTGCCTGGATCGAGGTAGTAATCTAGATGCTTCTCATACCAGTTGATAATCTTCTCCCGCTTTACGCTATTCCCGCCCTGCTGACGGATACCCATTGCTGAGTCTTTCATCAGCTGTATGGACTCTTGCAGCTTCGGCACATGCTTAATGCGAGATAGGTGCCCAGCAAACTTTTGCATGTAATCCGCAAAGACTCGGATCGCGTCGTCACTGTACCCAGCGATACTATCTCGTTGCACGAAGCGTTTCCTGAAGCTTTGTCCAGGCGCGAGGATAGCTCTCAGCTCCGTCAGTTCCTTTTGCTGCGTCGGATCAAGATTCAGCTTATTCTCAAGTAACCTCGCCAACGCAGGGGGCAAGTCGATTAGCTCCCTCACGCTGTCGGAGATGATGCCGACCCCGAAGCGAACCCCGGAACCATACTCCTTCTCGAGATCCTTCCTTCCCTGCAGCGCCTCGCTCTCGGAGGCAAAACTGCTGAAGTGAATGATCTGCCCTCGCTTGTACTCGCGATCGTCAAGCGTCATAGTTTCCTGAGCATACCCCGTTACAGTGTAAGTGCCGAAGCGCGAGTGCGGCATATAGTTGCGGTTCCGCATTGCAGCGAAATCCCGTTGCACATCACGGATAGCCTGCGTAACTTCCACCGTATTCCCCTCGAGAAGTTGCGCCTGCAGATCAGCGAGAACTGCATCTTCAACCTCCTGGAGGGCTTCACTGAAAGTGTTCCAGATCTGTTCTGCCATTTGGTACATGGAGTTACTAATCCCGAACTCTTCGCGAAGTTCCGCCATTTCGTCCTGATCCAGCATCCGCCCCTGCACTTCACTTCTGCGGTCAGCCTCGAAGAGAAACTTGCTTAGTTGCTCTCGCTCAGCTGTGGAAGATACCAGATCCCCGGTAGCCCACTCCCGCAGAACATCTGCTGCCCGACTAGTCCAGCGCATTTTGTCCTGCCACATAGCCTTCGCTGAGGTGAGGTACGCTCCCACCCCTGGGATATGTTTGTTGAGTTCCGAGAGGTGAGTGAGGCCTGCGGTTAGACCAATCATCTTATTGAATTTGTCGATACTAGCATTGATACGTTTTGAGCGTCCGTCACGCCCGCCCCAATGGGCACCATTTGTGGGCGGTACTATGGCACCACCCCCCGTGGAAAACACCGTTGTGTATGGTTGTGCATCCATGGCGCGCATTGCCGCTAGTGCCGCACGATACCGGCGCACCCGCCCCTCATACTCAGCTTGAGCCCGATTCAATTGAGTCTCTTTCGCCAGCTTATCCAAAAACAACTCAAAGCTCTTATCGAAGCGCTGAGATTTCGGCAGACCTTTCCAGTATTTCTCTACCGTCTTCCTGGCGTTAGGAAAAAACTTCTGAGTAGTTTCACTATTCCCTTCCTTCCGAGCCATCCGGTGCGCAAGGAACTCCGTAAAGGAAGGGATATAATCCCGAAACATTTTCGGATTATTCTCCATCACATCAGCCATTGGTAGGCCAGGAGCTGATCGCAGTGAGTTCGCATGGCTCGGCTGTAAGTCCGGCCCCAACTCCCCAAGAGAGCTTGTTCTGTACGCTTCCAGAAAACGCAACCAATCATTCTGGATAGCCTCTCGAACCTCCACCGGCTGAGCTTTGAACACATGCCCAATCAGTGCGTGACCAAACTCGTGCGCTATAGTTTCATTGAACCCATTTCCTGGGGCTACAAGATTCGGGACAGCTTTACCCTTCTTAGCCTCGTCGCGAGCGTTGGCGTTTGCCGTCTCGATCCCAAGATAGATAACAAAGGGAACTCCCTCAGCGTTTGACATTGCTGCGCCATTCACCTTAGGAGTGTAGCTCGGCGCTACCATAACCTTCATATCGGGAGCGTACTTCTTCACCCAGGTGTCGATTAAGTCCCGTGCACGACCAAGCTTCGACGCATACTGTCGATCCAAAGTTCGAGCTTTCTGCACCGCCTCCTTCGCGAGGTCTAAGCTACGCTGAGTCTCCTTACTTATCGTGCCACTCTTCGAGTGACTCTTTTCGTACTCAGCGCTTTCCTGCATCATCTTGTAAGTACGCATTGCGGTGTCGTAGAATCGAGGAGTCTCTACCGTCACCACCTCTCCCGGCTGTATGGCCTCAGGCTCAATCACCTTTCCCTGACGAAGCGGCTTCAGCCCATTCACGCGAATTTCCTCGTACACAGTCTCCGCATCGTTTAGGCGGATCGGCGAAGTAAAACTTCCCCTGGAGAATCCGAACGTACTCGCACTCTCAGTAACGCTTTCACTTGAGGTGGTGTTTGCAGCTTCTTGCTGAATCTCCGCCATGATTCCGGAGAGTTCAGCTTGCATCCCCTCGACTTCTTTCCGCTTCTCCTCGGAGAGATTTGCACTTTGAAGAACCTCGTCACTGAGCGGGGTGAACTGAACAGGCCGCTTCATATCCCGGCGTTTATCCAGCTTACCTTGAACCACCTCGTCCAGCTTCTGCACACTCCTCATAGCGCCCGCTTGGAGGCCAGCACTGAAGGGGGTACTCATCGCAGTCCGTCCGAGATTCTCCATCGCTTGCGAGAGAGTCATATCAGGCTCGTACAGAAGCTTCGCATTCAGATCCTGCAACGCTGTCGCTGCAAGCTCAGAACCCTCTTCTTGGGCGAGGAATTTTATTGCATCCTTAAGGAGGCTCTTCCCTTTCCCTAGATTGAAGAGAGTCCTGATTGGGATCATCTCTGTCCCAGCTTCAACAAAGCCATCAACAAAGCCAGCGACTCGCGCTCTCCGAACGCTCTGAGTTTTCTCGTAGGCTTCCTGCGTGGTATCGAAGTACGCCGTGGCACCCATTGCCGACAGGGTGAGGCTCGGCAGAGCCAACGGAGCGGTAGCGATTGCGGGGGCAGTTGCGCCTGCGCTATTAACCACATCGAAAGCGATCTGCTTCCCAGTGGTATCAGCTTCCTCTCCGTAGATCTGGAGATCCTTTTGAGCTTCCGCCCGAACATCGGTACCCTGCTGCTCAGTCTTTGCCCCGGTTTCAGCAAACCCCAACGGATCGCCAGTCATCACTGTGATCAGCGTGTTGAGGGGATTCGCTAGGGCCAGCCCGGCCTTGATCTTATCGAAATAGCCTGCATCCTCTCCACTTCCAGCGATAACATCTTCCATCGTGCCTTTCTGCTGGAGCACACGACCAGCCTCAGATTGAACTGAGGCTAAGCTCGAGACAAGGCTGGACTCAAAGATATCCCCGCCTCTCCGCTTGAGGTAGCCGAGAACCCCCTCGGAATCTACATCGAGATCGCCTACTGTCGGTGTTGGCGCAGGAGGGAAGGTGCGTCCTGCATTGACAGGATTGAATCCCTCTTGCTGAGGCATAGGAGTAGTTTGGACGCTAGGCTCTGGCACCTCCGCTACTTGGGCTTCCGCAGGAGTTACGTCCTTAAAGGAAAACCCCGAAAAATCGGGGCCTCCTTGCGCATCCTTTTTCTCCGGCTCAGCTTCTTGAGTTTCCGGCTTGAAAGTAAATCCGCTAAAATCAGCCACCGGCATTCCCCTTATAGTTCTGAATCTGCTTAATCAACTGATCTTGTTGAACCCGATTCAATTGATCCCAAGAATAGTTAGTACCACTATTCTTATTCGTTGCGTCGATAGCAGCTTGAATATCCTGTTGCGTGACATTAGGGGCTACCTCTTGTCCGCCTTGCCCAGCTTGAGGATTAGCCCGTTGGGTTTCTTCCAGGATACTTGCACCTGACTTAAACACCGCATCAATCTGCTCCACAATACCGTTGAGAAGCTCCTTACCTTTCGGAGTATTCCCCAACATACCGAGGCTCTCATATGTCCCTGCAACTGCGTTCGCGCGAGCTTCGCCAGACTTGTTGTAGATATCGAAGGCGGTCATGTAGGCCTGCCCTTCACCCATACCAGCATTAGACAGAATCTTCGCGATGTTGTTCTGGATGCGCTCTGGCCCTGTGAGGTCAGCAGCATTGCCAGCTTTCGCTTTCGCCGCCAGACGCGTTGCATCAGCACGATATCTTTCCGCTTGCGCCGCCCACAGATCTTTCTGCGCTGCGAGCTGAGACGCGTCAAGACCATACTGCTGTAGGAACTGATTATTCTCGCTATCCAGCTGAGATTCCTTAAGACCCATCTCTTGCTGGAACTGTTCCCCCTGCTGATTAAGTTGTTGCTCGGTGAGATCAACCTTCCGGTTCTCGCGAGCATTCTCCTTGCCCATCATACTCTTCTGGTAGGCCTTATCCTCAGCCGCCGACACCATCCCGCTGTAACCAGCATTGCCATCACTGATAGCTTGCGCTACCCGACCGCTTGGGCTCTGAAAGGTGGTTGGGTTTAGGAGCTGAGCCCCTGTCTGTAGCAGCATTTGTATCGCTGCCGGATTCTCTTGCAATCTTTGCATCAGTGCCCCAATGCCGCCATTTGCCTGCGGTTGCGCTTGCGACGCCACCGAAGACGGTTGCATAGACTGTACGAGGGCAGGCTGAATTGGCTGCTGCTGTTGCCCCCTTAATGCGTCTCCAAGTGCCATGATCTGTACCTCTTTAATTGTATGATTGCCAAAGTAGCAACATCATAATTAAATCCAAACTCTTACATCCTAGACGCCTGAACCGAACTTAGTTGAGGTTGTGTCTGCTGCGGTTGCTGCGCCTGCTGACCGAATAGATTCTGCAGTTGACCTGCCACACCAATACCTGATGATACCCCGCCAAGCAGTCTTTCCCCGATAGAAGCCTGAGGAGTATTCTGCGTAGTCGTTCCGCCACTACCGCTCGCATTAAGGAGTAGATTCGCATAGTTCTGGAAATTCTGATCATCCGCTTGCTGGTTGAAATTATACGCATTAACCTTATCACTAAGCAGCGACTGCAGATATTGCTGCTGAGCTTGGCCACCTTGTGCTTGCGTACTCAGATTCATCCCTTCGTAAGCCTGCATGAGTGGGGCCATACTCGCTTGCTGCGAAGTGATGCCGGCCAGATCCTGGAATAGACCTCTTCCAAGGTTCGCGCCAGATAACCCCATTTGCTGGAGCGATTGCTGGTACGCATCCCCTGAGCCTGCCGCACCCAGCATACTGTTCGCAGCGCTAAGCTTCCGGCCTTGATCAGACTCATACGCATTCGCTCTGATAGAGGTGGCAGCATTACCAGCTTGTCGATTCGCACTATCTATAGCGCCGGCTTGAGCGACGCCCTGCCTCGACCCTCCATACGCGTTGTTAGCGAGGGAGCCTTGGTCAATCCTCGGCATGATATTCTCGTTGAGATTTCTTGAGATATCAGATGTAACATTCCCAACCAACTGATCGACGTAAGGATTTGTAGCGCTGCCTCCGAGGAATTGCTGGAACGCCGCAGTAGGATCAGCATTAGCTGCGATTTGTCCTGCGTTTCCTGGCTGCCCGCCCTGCGCTTGGTTCATCAGAAACTTCGCATAATCCCCCGTTCCAGAGACCTGCTCCTGCCCCACCTGCCCGCCGAGGGATTGTGTCCCCTGCATTGCTTGTGACAGCGCATCACTGCCCGCAGCTGGAAGACCTGAACTGCCAAACCCCATCATCTGATTGAGAGTCTGTTGCAGCCTTGGGTCCATGTCAGCTACTGTGCTGCCTGGATAATACGTGTTAGGCCCCGCCTCATAGCGGTCCTTACCCATCGTCATTAGCTCTTGGAGCTGTTGGGAATTCCAAGGCGTATTCGTAGTTGTCTGCTGCCCGCTATCACCGCCACCGCCTAGCAAGCTAGGAAGAAGTGATGAAGCAAGACCACCTGCAATCGCTCCCCATACCATATCGTATACCCCTTAACCTAAGAAACGCCAAGAACCGTTGTAAAACCCATAGTACCCTACACCACTGCCAGGATTCCACTCGGTTCCATCTGCAATAACAATCAGCCCATCATACGGCTTCGGAGGCTCAGCAGTGAATGCCCTCGGCCTTGCCGACAGAAACTCTTTTGCAATCTCACGAAATTGCTCAAGCACTAACAGTTCAAACTCTTCTTGGGTGTAGTCTTGCCCAAGGTCTGGTGATTGGTACATTAGAACCTCTCCCCATTCAGAACAAGCTCAATATCGAACCCAATGAGTTTCCAGTTGGAGCTGCCTAGATTCTCTATGTAGTAGCTCAGATACCGCCCCTCACAGAAAAATTCCAGATACTCATCTGTCTTCGGCTTGAAGTCGTTGATAGTCTGCCAGGTGATAGGCGCCGAGGCACTATCCTGCATTCCGATCCTGACGGTGAAGGGCTCATCATTATCTACCTCTATGATTGGCCACACCCTCGTAACAAGTTTCACCAAGCGCGGATCAAGAGTCAGATTCCCGGAGAGGTCTTGCCCAGCCACAGGAAGTGTCCGCCTCTCCACAAAGCTCCGTGTCGCCTCCCCATCGGCTGTATATCCTCTCCCAAGCAGATACGACTCCGTCGCCACAGGACTCACCCCGAGGATACGATTCGAGATAACGTTTACCGATACACCATCCCAGCTTTCATTGTCGCTATCCCATGCAGTGTCATCACTATCCCAAGTCTCTCCACTGGAAACAACGATGTTATATTTTCCTGACCCTACTGCAGAGATGGGAGCAAACCTCCTTGTTCCGAAAGTATCCTCCTCCCAATTCCAGGTAAGGCCAAAGTTCGGCCACTCGCTTCCTTCGATTGCGAAGCAGAAAACCACCTCAGTATTCCGCACATCGGTAAAGCAGAAGCTGCGATCCAACTGATTATTATCGACAGAAGCTGCGAGAAGTTTCCTCACCCTGTTCGATGCGATGCTAGTTATCCCTTGGCCATTGTTTACCATCAGGTCTCCAGTCTGGGAGATGAAGGCATGAAGGCCGGGTTTAAACTCAGTCACGCAGTTAATCGCCGGAACCCCTGTGGTGGTGGAGATAGTATCAAAGCGAAATACGTCGTTATCACTAGTTTCTCGAACAGCTATAATCCCATCGCTTTTATACACGATGAAGCTATTCTTCATGGCTAGGCCGTCAATCAATCTCCCTGGGGTAGCGGAGAGAGGAAACTCGCCGGCAAGATACGTCGCATCAGTTTCATCCCAGCTAGGAGGAATACCCCCCGGATCTGCGGGGTGTGACCACTTAAAGAGGGTTGGATAACGAACGCCAGATTTAGTAACATCCATCGCTATAACGAAATTCTTAAACGCCCTCAACACCCGGCAGGAAGTACTCGCAGGCCAGTTTGTGAGGTCTGCAAGTTTTGCTGAGCCGTCGATGGTGCTTGTGAACTGAGGAACATCTACCCCATTATTAACCAGCGTGATTCCACTTACCCACGCGCCAGTCCAGGGAATGAACGTCGATCCTGTATAATCGGAAGCCACACGAGTTATATCAACTAGGGCTCCGTTATAGAAAGCGTACACCTTCGTTAGGCCCAGAATAACCCAGGTATAATCCGACGGCCCCTGCGCAGGCATTACGCCATAGGGAACTATCGGCAGCGCACTAAAAGCCCCACTCACATACCCCAGCGCTTTTTGCGGAGCCTTGTTGTAGAAGCTCATATTCTGGACATTCGTCATGGCCAGTGGGTTAAGGCTCTCCGGAGCTATGTCCGTGTTTACTCCGACCGAGCCTAGTGTGCGGAGCTTAATGATAGGCATTATGAGATCCTTATAAACAAGCTAACATACCTGTCACTGGTACTGTTGAGTCCGGAAGCCTGAACGGTGGCGCCAAGATTCCTCCAGGTTCCAGTGAGAGCACTCCCTACGGCGGGCTGTTGAACACTGTAAGTTGAACCTTCAGGTGTACTGTTGGCAGTAATACCTATACTGGCAGGACGCAGATTAGCCCCACTTACGGTAGCCCCAGAATTTACAGTTACTAAGGCTATGGCCATAACCATAGCGTTATGCGCTCCAAACGTTTCTTGGGTTTGGCTTGCCGAAGCCTCAGCAGTAGCTTGCGCTGCTACAGTCAAATCCCTAACAGTTTTCACTGCCAAACTATTAGCCAGAGTTACGGAACTGGTGGAGATAACCGAAGAACTCACAACCGCTGTAGCGGCTGCGCTTAGCCCGAGAGTTGTCCTTACAGCAGCGGCATCGGCATCATCCAGAATCGACCGGGTAAAGGTGGTAGTCTGAGCCAAGCGCAGATACCGAGCATCACTGGTTACCCGAGCCTTCAGCGGGGTCACAGTAACATTATCGGCTGTTCCGTCGTTGGAAACCGTCTGCGAAGCTATCTTCGCGGTATAGTTTAAGGCAAACTTTGCTTGCGCAAGCTGTGCGCCACGGAGAGGAGTAAGCAGCCCCACATTGTCAGTGCCCGCTGCAGCTACCGTTTCACTTGGTATCCGCGCATCAATATACTCCTTGAGGCGAAGAGCCGTAGTGAGCTTTGTATTATCGGCTCCAGCTTCTACTACAGTTTTACTCACCAACCTTGCGTCGACATACTGCTTCGTCCGAAGGGACGTCATCCCACGAGAATCATCAGTTCCCCCCTCCGCTATTACCTGTGTAGCCACCCTCGCAGAGACCTGCTCGAAGACTCTAAGCGGGGTCATGATCTTCGTATTCACTGGGGTAGCTATGTCAGCTGCTTCTCCGGAGGTTGCTCTCCCGGTGATCCCCTGCAAAACATTTTTGATGACGCCCTTCAGTAGGCGAAGATGATTATCACCTTCGCTTTTGAAGTCTGATCCTGATGGTAGATTCGCATCAAGCCCATCTGGTGTGGTTGCGTTTTCAACGGCCATTAGCTAGCTCCCAACTTTCCATTGCGGCCACTTCGTAAGCAATAGTTGTCATACGAAGGTCTTGATCCGCGCGTTTAACTTCTGCAGCAAATTGCCCTGCCGCCTCTTGATTCTTCAGATAGTTATTAGCCAAGATGAAACCTGCTTCTGACACAATCAAATCGAAGGCGTATTTCAACCAAGCATTCGATGTGACCTTCTGCAGTTTCAGCGTGTACTCCCTCTTGTAGTAGGCAAGCTTAATTTGGTAAACTGCATTCGGCGGAGGCCCCATCACGATGGTTCTTCCATCTTGGGCACAGCCTGTCGGAACAGAGCTTTCGGAAGAGGTATTCTCCCAAAGCATCTCATAGCTGTATACGTTTAGATTTGCCCACTTCCCTTGATAGTTGAGTTGCACCGGCTTTTCCCAGTCCTCCCGTAGCCGCACCCAATCATAAGGGAGAACTATATGTTCTTGCCCTGGGGTAGTTTGAATGTTACTAATCCGTGCTTTCAGGAACCAAGGAAGTACCGCTTTATTCTCGAGTCTTGTCTGCGCCGCAATCAACTCATCAAGAATGAAATCATCCAGCTCAGTCGGATTCGCCGTATACCGTCCAAGTCTTCTCTTCAAGAGAAGCAGTGCCTGACTCAGCCTGTCTGGCTCGTTGGGATCGCTTAGCTCTTCAGGAACCTCAATGAGAAGAGTCGCTGTATCCTGTACGGAAACATAGCCAGCAGAGTCAACCGCATCGAGCGTCATTGCCCATTGGCCTACTCCGACACTACCAATCTGCTGTTGCCAACTTCCGTCAGCTGAAACAACTGGATGATAGGTAGTTCCTGCAACAACCAGAGTTAGTTGGGCAGTCTGCTCACTTGAGGTACCTGTAATAACGGGCGCAGAGTTAATCGTTGTCTGAGCATTGACAGTAATAACAGCTGCTTCCGTGTCGATGAGAATGTTGCTTGCATCAACTGCTGGAAGAGTAAGCCCAGCATCATTGCCAGACTGATCCCTGATCGTACCGCCGTTTAGCTGTAGAGAGCCAAGGGTTAGGCCTTGCGTTGCGTTATCACCAACGACTGTGGTGTACGAGAATACTAGCTGCGTTAATCCAGAACCAGACTGATAGACCCAATTTCTGGTAGTCGTCCCAACCTGAACCGCGATGCTTGGCGCGCCAGTGACAATAGTTATTTCATCGAAAGTTACTGCTATCTCCAACGCAACTCCGTCGGCGTAAATGCCTGGAGCAGGAATACTAATTCCTGTTGCGTTGGGCCCAAGTACGTCTGTGATCTCTAACGTGGCAGTATCTTGAGAGCTGTTCCCGGCCGGATCAGTAGCAGTCACCGTAGCCGTTCTACTCCCAACTGAAAGCTCATTAGTGACTACTACAGACCAGTTACCATTTGATACTCCAGTGGTATAGGTGAACCCCTCAACCAGGACTTCAATCAACGCATTGCTGACGTTACACGTACCAGTTACCAACGGGGTATTGTCGCTTGTGGATAGAGCATTAATAGTAACAACCGGGGCTGTCACATTAAGGATCACTATCGCTGAGGCAGAACTTACCCGGGCAAAGGCGTCAGTAAAGACTGCAGTTACTGTGTTGTTGCCTGCGGACAGAGCGGTGATCTGCCCAGCAGCGAGTGACCACGTTCCGTCCTGATTGTTAGTTGCTGAGACAGAGCCAGGACTTACTACGATCGTAGCCGCAGGATCATCAATGGTGCCAGTTATTGCTGGCTGACTCGCATTAGTAGTTAGCGAGTCCACTGTCCCTGCTGGCGCCAACGTATCAACAGTAATTCCTGACGTAGTTACCGCTGGCAGTGTTAGTTGAGCCAGATTCCCGTTACTGTCAAGAAGAGTGCCTCCATTCAATCCCAGCCCTGTCACAGCTATACCGTCGAGATCATTATCCCCCGACAGTACAGTATGCGTAAAGACAAGATCTGTGGTACCTGTTCCTGAGACATAATCCGCGTACCGAACAGTCCCACCAATATCCAGGGCAAGTCTAGGGGTTCCTGTAACAGTAATCACAAGAGAGAAAGTGGCAGTGAAAGTTAGAGTATCAGCTGTTTCATATACGCCATCCGCAGGAACAGCTAGTGCTGAGATCGTAGCGCCGTTAGCCCCAACTAACTCAGTTGTATCAATTGTCTGGTAGTAAGTAATGCCGTTTAAATCGACAACCCAAACCGGAAAAATCCCCTCACCAAAATCTTGCAAATTCCCAAGTTCGGAAATTGTCATGTCAGCAGTATTTGTTAAAAGATTCCAGCCAGCAGCTGGCTCTCCGGTAGGCCACTGCTCAAAGATGTAAGGATCAAATCCTGCTACAAGGGTAGTGAGCGTCTTCCCCGCTGGAGCCACTAGGGGAATTGTTGTTGCAGCGAACTCCCCACTCTGCGGCGTCGAGAAAAGGGAAGAGCGAACCACATTCGAGGTGTTCGGGGTTCCTGCCGCATCATCCTGCACAAAGTGTACGTAATAGGAGGCCCGCTCTGTCAGTGTAGTAAAATCAAAATAGGTGGTAGCTGTTACTACAGTTTTACTGGCCCCATTTGCCTTAATAGTGGCTTCGGACTCAGAAGAGTTTGCACTAATATATCCCCAGAGTGTGCCAGCTATTTCATCAGTTGTTACTTGTCCTCTCGCTGTGGTGGCGGAGGTTGCCACTGCGGAAGCCGCAGATAACACTGGAGCAATTGTATCTGCCCCGGAGATAGTAGCAGCCGCAGTATAGGTAGTGCCGGCGGCTGTAATTAAGTGAAATACGTAAGTCCCAACAGGCCCTGTGTAAGTTCCATCAGCAGCTACTGTTAGGGCAGAAGAGTGTTCAAGCTGGTCACCAGAGACCGGAGTTACGGAGAAGGAGAGAGTGCCCGCCCAACTAGTTAAAGTCGTGTAGGCTCTCCCCGCTGCCGCGACGTAGGGAACAGTTTGAGTAGCCATTAGCTCAGCTCCACATCAATATTTCCGAAGAGCAATCCAGCAATGCTACCGGAAGTAGGAAGTGCTGGCATTGTTCCAGTCCAAGTTTTGGCTCCGCTATCCACTGTCACAGGGACAGAGATTGTGTTGCCATTGCTATCTGTGAGAGTTAGCGGGCTAGTCGGAGTACTTGAGAAATTGCTGTAGGTTCCTGAAATAGTTCCGCCAGGGGTAAGTTCAGTTTGATTGAGAGTTACCGTAGGTCCTGCAACTTCATATAGGCGCATGGCTGATATAACACCGCTGCCGCCGCCGTCCTGAAACTCTACTTTTATCGTTCCAGATACATCAGGGGATATATCCAAATGCTGCGCTACATCAGTAAAATTTTGTACTACATCTGGAAGAGTTACTACAGCCCCACCATTAACTCTGGTATCAATTGGTTTTGGCCCGCCACTGGAGGACAGCCCGTAAAACTCAACACAGTACTTTTTAGCCGGGTCTAAGTTCTGGTACTCTACGTCACTCCAAGAAGCGGTTAGTACCCACCCTCCGAGGTTGGCGGTGCTTCCAGCCCATGCCGCATCACCCGAGCAAGCAGAACCGCCAGCGCCGACACTCGTTACCGCGCTCTGGAAAATTGTCCCAAGGATTATGTCAACGCCAGTAGCGAGCCCGGTGTTGAAATCCACAACGTCCAAGGTATCAGCGTTTACGTTTTGGTGCACCCAATTGGCGTCGTTCGCTACGCTTGGGCCGTGGGCGAGGTTTACTCTGAGTTCTAAAGGCATTAGACAAGTCCTCTATTAGGGGGGATTCCATTATAAACTGCAATGTTATCAATAGAAAACCAGTCCTCGTACTGCACAGCCTCCGAGTACCGGTCAACCTTACTGTTGCCACCTATGCCGATCATGTTCCACTTAACCATACTAGCATCAGCGCCTACCCAAGCCGCTTTTGTTACAAGGACGACACGCTTGTCGTCTATCCATTGCATGAATAAACCATCTTCCACGCCGGGCGCGGAGTTCATCTTGTAGTAGAATGCTACCTTTACCCATTCGTCTTCCGCCCCGAATATCTGTCTTGCGAGGACTGGGCTTGCCCCAATGATGCCTCCATTAAGCCTATCTGTTAGCTCTGGGTCGCCGCCACCTACCGCCCTCCCAGTCATAGACGCTGCAGCGTATCCCAAGGAAACATCCCCGCCATTCATCGCACGGCCAAGCTCCGCCTGTATGGAATCCTTAATGAGGGCCGCGCCACGTGCCCGGAAATTCTGGAAATTGCGGCAGCCGAAGGCGGACTGATCATCAAGCGCCAAGTCCCAGACATGGAACGGAGTATTGGAGCTGAAATAATTAGTAGGCTCTCCTGTCGTCTCGTCGTAGTAGTAGCACCGGAATACTTTAGTGGCACCAGCCGTACCACCAGTAGCCAAGTCAAAGATCAGCTCTGAAAGCATAATCTCAAACTCAACGTAGATTTCGTCGTGACCTTCAGGAAAATATTTAAGCAGAATGCCGTCAGAGTTGTACTGACCATTTGTGCTGGACTCCCGCCACTTCACAAACGACTTCCCAGTCTTGCCCTTCGCTTTCCCCGAGTTGACTGCCAAGATTTCACTTACAGGGTGCTTGTCCAATTCGCCAGTCTTTGCTGGAGACCACAAAGGACGCGAGTTGCCGTAATACCACCCTGGAGGAACGGCGGTAGGATCAAACACGTTCGGCGCCAGGATGATTTCGTCGGCAGTCCAATCCGGCTGCGAGTCGAAGTTATCTTCGAAGATGATGCTTCCTGCCGGGAGAGTTCCGCCTCCGGGGGCAACCCCATCCCTATAGTCTATCTGCGTGTTTAGTCGCCCTGTAGGAAGACGGATAGGCTTAACGGAAAGGGTACTTAGTTTGATATTAGCTGGCATGTTTAATCCTCTTTAATTGTGTAATTGCTAGTTTGGCAACTATACAATTATTTCCGCATCATCTGATTCATCTGGTCTTTAATCATGGCCGTTTTATCAGAACTGCCTTTAGAGCTACCAAAAAAGAAATTCAAGATCTGCGCTATAATTGTCCCAAGTATAAACCCGAGAACAGTATCTACGAAACGCAATGAGTCCTCCGGGACAGTAAGAAACGAGATCGCGAAAATATAGCTGATCGCGGCAACAGACCAGCAGGCAGCTAGGTAATGGACAAACCTTCGCACGAACTTGTCATCCGAGGTCATCGCCTGCATCTGCATCGCCCTCGCATCCTGCACATCAGCAAGATGCAACTTAACAATCTCTGTCTCTTGAGAGATCAGAGCTTGCTTAAGTTCTGCCGCCAGCTTTGGGTCCTTCGAGATTACTTCTGCAGCCGTCTCCGGCGACGTTGCATTTGTGACTTCTTGCGCTGTATCAAGAATCTTTTTAGCCGCCTGTTCACCGGTGTCCCCCCCGATCCAGTTTCCAATCTTCTCCCCAAGGCCAGTCGCCTTAAGGATAGAAGTCGCTAAGCCAATCGTCGCCAGTATAGCCATGTCATGAACCCTTTCTTAGATAAAATTTAAGCCCTTCCCATATCAGGAGGAAAAGCCCTACCACCGTTCCCCAAACTCCTCCAGAGATTATCTTCTGCATAATCTCCTGCTTGAGGCGTTCTTTTTGCTGAGCCGAAGTGAGAACAGGTTTTATATCATCCCACATCTGAGCAATCATCTGAGCTTGCTTCTCCTGCATCTCAGCTTGTTTCGAGATCATAGATGCTTGCCTGTTCGTCATCTTAGACAAAGCGCATAGTTCAGCTTGTACGCGCTCCGTAAGTTCGATAGCTTTCTCCACCTTTTTGTGTAAATTAGAATCACCCGCAACTTCCTCGTCTGATCTAACATCCTCATGGTGCGTCATACAACTTCCCCTTCACAAATCTGATAAAGAAAAAGGGAACCCCGTTAAGGACTCCCTTTTCTTTTTCTCCTTTTGCGTCACCCCATCCCTTAGGTAGAGGAGATGTTGCCCAGGTACTTAAACGTCTGCAGGTGATTGAACTCAATCAAACCTTCAGTCAGCCACTGCCCCTTCTCGGTATCCATTCCAGGGAGCTGAATGTTGGTTTCTGACTTCGTATCACGAAGCGCACGCCAGTTCAGGCCAGGAGGATTGATGATGAAGGCAGAGTTGGTGAACGCTGGAAGACGGTTCAACAGCGGATGCGTCTTCAAGTAAAGCGTACCCTGCGGAAGAATGATCTTTGTAAGATTCATCCCATACACGGTGATGACTTCCTTGAATTGCACCTGACCGGAGGCTGTCATAAGCTTGTTCAGCTCATTCAGCGCACCATTACCCAGGAGTACCAGACGCTCGTTACCGCTTCCAGCTCCACGGATGTTGTAATCAAATACCTGATAGATATCATCCAACAGGGTATTGTACGTCACCGCTGCAGTGTACCGCTTGAAGCCGCCGGTTCCATGATACTGTTGCAGCATATACAACAGGCCACCCATGCTCCGCTCAGGCTTGCCGTTCGCGCCGGTAGTTTCATTGCGGACACCGAAGAGCGCACTGAGTTCCAACGTCACTGAGTGATCGAACATCTTCCGAATCTTATCATTCTTCAGAGGATCGCCAGTACGGAACTTGGTTTTCTTGGCGGTGTTGGTCAGCTCGTAAGAGGTCTTCCAAATCTGCGCATAGTTGAACAGCTTGGTAGGGTTACGAGTTGAGGAGTTCGGACTACCTGAACCTTCCGCGAAGGAAGTACTGATCTTCAGGAAATAATCCCCATCGGTGATGGCGGCTGCAGTTGTTCCTGCGTAGCCACGCACGATAGTGAACTCTGTATCCGACGTAGGATTCGCAGCAACCTTCACCAGCTCCGCAGTATACGAAGTAGTTTCAGTTGACTCCTTCTCCACCATCAGGATATCGCCGGGAACCAGGTTATACGCACCGGCGTCCACGACAACAGCAGTGTCACCTGCAGTCATATCAGTTGCATCATTCAGCTGCAGCCGAGTGACTTCAAGATCTTCTTCCCACCAGCTGTGCTCAGGGTCAGTCAAACTGCCCTTACGCATTTTGCTCATCAGAGCAGTCAGAGGGGCTTCGCCGTTAGGCTCCCTCCACAAGATTGATTCACGAAAAGACTTCGGACGTTCGTCCGTTCCAAAATCACCTGTACCACGTAAGCCGAGAATAGCCATATGAAGACTCCTTAATCTGTTTCAAACATATCATCATTTAACAACGAGTCTGCGATTTCTTCAAACTCCGACACTGCCTGTCTCCTAGCAGGTTTACCGTTCCCACTATTCGTTTTGCCAGCGTTCGCCGGAGTATAGGTATTCTTCGATTTCCTTGGCTTGCCCGCAGATGCGAACTCTTCATCCCCAGCTTCCCCACTCATACGAGTAGACAGCTTATCCATCGGGAGCCCCAGCTTCTTCCAGGACATGAACGCCACATTATCCATCACCTCGTCGATAGGGGCATCAGGATTCGCATCACGATAAGCTTTCGCCATCTGCGTTGCGACCTTCTGTGCCTTGCTCGACTTCAGTTCAGGATACTTTCCAAAGAACTTCCCTTCGATATCCTTCGCAGTTGTTTGCTGTGTGAGCTGTGAGCCAACTAGCTGAGGAAGATTGTTTCGCATTATCTGCACTGCTTGCTCGAGCGCCTGTGTCTGCACCCTCGCCAGCATCTTCGGGAGAACCTTCTCAGGCTCCGTCCGCAGCTGATCTGCTTCTTCATCGCTAATCGTGAACTGCTCTGCGATTTGGTCGATGTACTGGTTACGAGCTTCCGCCATCTGTTCTGCGGTCATAGGCTCAGGCTTCTCTTCAACCTCATCCTCTTCCGCATCATCTTCAGGCTGCTCTTCCTCAGTACTTTCTTCCGCATCATCGTCCGTGGCGGTGTCTTCGTCAGTTTCAGAATCAACATCAGTTTCTTCTTCGGCGCCGAAATCATCCCCATCATCTTGGTGCGAGGAGTCATCTTCAGCTTCATCAGTTACATCAGCATCATCTGTACTTTCTTCAACTTCGTCGTCATAAGAACTTGATTCAAAGCTTTCAGCCATATCCTCAAATTCGGAGCCTTCATCTGAACTAGCATCCTCGCCAGCAGGGCTGCCACTATCAACAGCGCCGTCATCTTCTGCAGGTGCTTGGTATACCCACTTTCCGTTAAGAAATCTCATATCAATTCTCCCCGGAGCCGTTAAGCTCTTCATTCAATGCGTCGATGGTATCAGTTAAGTCATCAATAAAACCTTGCGGGGTTCTTACAACTTGCTCTACCCCTTTGGCCTGCGCCCGGACCGCTTCCCGCAGGAGCATGGAGTCGAGGCCGTATGCCTGTTGGTCGGCCTCCTTCTCCAAGTTCGCCACCTGCCCACGGGCTATCTCACACAGTTCGCCCCATACCTCCTGATTGACCAGGGTTTGGAACCTGTGCCGCAGCTCGATTAGCGTCTTCAGTTGATCGCGCGGCTCCAGCTGATCTATCTCCTCCTCCGCCCACACTCCCATCATCTCCTCCCACTTCTCTCAGTTCGCCTTTGGCAACTTTCGCAGCTATCACTTCCGGAGACTGCGACTGCACCTCGAATTGTTTCAAGTTGCGGATGCCGCCCTGCTGCATTACCCACCCGATAATTTTACCTACATCGTATCTCTCTGCCAATGCGGGATATTGACGGAACTGATTCAGCAGTTGCGACCACATATTAACGGAGGCAACACGATCAACCGGCATACTTCCATCGACAGGTACATACTCATACCCCCCTGCAATATTGGCCGCACTGACTTCGACGAATGAGTCAACACTGTTCGGGAGATCTCCAGCGACTTTAAACTTCTGAACCCCGTCATACAGTTGCTGTGCATTCTGCAGCATGTTCAGAGAGAGTGTCTGGAACCCTGTACAGCTGAAATAATCCACCACTGTTTTGAGGCGGGAGGTAGCCGCGGTTGTAGCAATCCGCGATGCGGTAGCGCTGGTTCTTCCGCCTGGGGTATTCCCAAGCATCCCTTCATTAACCCCGAGGCTCTGCTGCAGCAACTCTGTCACTACCCCCATATCCCGAAGGTTGGTCTGCGTTGATTCCGCTCCAGGCTGCAACGAGTAGACCGCAGTCCTAACATCAGTGCCATATGCTTCTGGCCGCAAGCGGATTCGCTTCCCCGGCTTCGGATCAAGAATATCTGCCGCCCGCACTTTACTCGGATCGAATACCAGCTCCCCATTCAGCGAGCGCTCCACATTATAGAAGTGGGAGTTGAAGAGCCACGTCAGGGTGTCATTCATCGGACGCCCTATGTCGAGCATCCCTCGCTTAATCAGATTGTACGCATCCATCTCGATCTCGAGAACGTGCGCAGGGAACCGATTGTGCTCCATCCCATAGGGACGCGCTCCCAGGACGATGTTCGCTGTCTTCTCATCAGTGATCGTGAAGACCCACTTGGTGGGAACCTCGAGTTCGCCAATCCCCCACAACTTAGGAATAATCTCCACCACCATCTCAACGCAGGGAATCTTCGCATTAAGCCCTGTCTTCGGATCGAGGTTCGAAATGAAGGAATCATCTCCGGGACGCCAGGTTACATGCGAGTGACCACTATCGTCGCCGTTGCCAGTGACGCCATTCCGCATCCTCTTCAGAACTTCGTCGGCATTCTCCTCGATGTAGTTCCCCTGCAACTTCTCCTGCACGACCTCATTATAGCTGAGCTTAATCTTCCGCCCGACGAACTCGCCGCGGTTAGGCTGACTTAGAGGAACCCGCGTATCAGGTAGATAATCATACGGGCTCGTATTGAAGATGTTTGATCCCTCATACCCTGGGATTTCCTTCGTGACCCGCACCTGCTTTTTCTTCCTGCCCGGCAGTTCCATTCCCATCACCTCCTGCCCTCTCTCCTCGAGCGTGGTGATATAGTGGCTCTCCTCCGACCAGTAATCGAACACAATCCCTATGCCGTATTTCGCCGCATCCATCAGCCACAAGAAAAGCACAGCCGTATTATAGCCGTGCCGCATCTGGTACGCGGTCAGCGCCTCGATTGCGTGGACATTCTGCTCTGGTTCGCCGTGCGCCCCGACATACTGGAAGATGGGATCGCGCCCCAGCAGGGTACTCGCAAAGTAAGTGTGCGCTGTCATCAGCATACTGTAGGCATACGGAACGACAATCTTCTGGTAGTTCAGCGACCCACTGGCATCCCGCGCAACCTTCTCTTTCTTGTCTTCGTCATTCGTCGGAATGTACGCCTTGAAATCTTCCTCCGAGCGATTCCATTGCTTCTGCGCATCAGCCATATAGTTCTCGGACATTTCCTTGCGAGCCTTAACAGCATCGACGATGGTCTTGTGCATTTTGCTCTTCATCGGCACATTAATAGTGTTCATACGTCAGCTCTCCAATTCTCTAACAAGTGATCAGACTCGCCGTCTTCCACCACAGTATACTCGCCCTCGATCACGCTGGCCTCTAGCATGTACGGATTGATGTGCATAAGGCCGATCGCTACGCTATCAAGGTGATCGTCGTGATCTACGAAGGGGTACCCCCAAAACTCATCAAGGAATCCTTTCATCTCCCTGCTCACGTAGAGCTGCCGGTTCGACGCATACGCAGAAATCTCTTGCCGGATACGCGCAGGCTTCGGCCGTTTATCCTCAATTGGGATCACCGTAATGTATTCCCTCCGGCGCACCATCTCCTGCTGTATGGCCCAGCGTAACACCCGCTGAAACAGGACAGTCTCGCAAACGACTGTCTTCGTCTTCCAGATATTCGACATAAGAAAAATCTGATTGAGGAACTCCTGCGTATCCGGACTCTTCACTGCGTACTGCTCCCCAATATAGGCAGCCCCATGCGCAATCCGGATCGCACTAATCACAGCGTTATCGTGCCGCTTCGTAATCTTAACATTCATCTCATCCTTCGGCGGCGGGACAGGATCAATCGAAAGGAAAGTGTAACCTCCTAAGGGCATTGTCCCGCCAACCCCATCTACTACATCGTCCCAATACCGGAGCTGATTCTCATTGAACGCCGCAAGATCATCATTGATGCAGCGGCTCTCCATCTCCCTCATCCACAGAGCAAGCTGATTCCTATCAACATACCCCTGCCGTTTGGCCAGGAGTTTCTTCGTAGGCCAACGCTGAGGCCACGTGCTATTCCCAGCCTCATCGAAGCAAGAGATGCGCAGCGATTTCCACTCACGATCCTTATCGCAGAGCGACACGAGATCCTGCGGATTGAGAACTGTCTGCAGGAGAACCATCTTAATATAGGGGGTATCTGCTTCGGAGGCGAGGGTATTCAGGATACTACCAAAAAATAGGTCGGCAGTCTTTTTACGTTGCTCGACGGAGCCTGTGTTCTCTTCGTCGCAGGGATCATCGACTACAATTAGGTCTGGCCGAGCATCATCAATGTTCACACCCCGCACTGAGCCGGTCATGCCATACGCCAGGAGACGAATCCTCAGCGGGCCTCCATTCTCATCTCGGTAGTGGTTATGGATAATCTCGATATCGCTTCCTGACCATCGCGATCCAGGCTGTAAGCCGAAGGTATCAGCATAGCGATGATTATGCTCAACGCTTTTCTTGATCCATTCGAGGGTCTTTACCGCGGCATCCTGAGACTTCCCCACCACCATGATCGTGCGGGAGATTCCATACGCAATCCGCCTCGCAATATAGACGCGGGTCTTCGTCGTTTTCGCCCAGCCACGGGGGATCATGAACGAAACAAAGGGCGCATCCAGATCATCAAGCAGCTCATCCATCTCTCTATGGCAGGGAGGGCTGTCCTGCTTAAACGCCCTCGGGAAGAAAAAGCGACCGAACAGGCTTCCATCGACAGCCCCAAGCTTCACAGCCTCTTCAGCCGAAATCTTAATCTGCGGTGACGGTTTCTCGTCAGCCTCCAGTTTTATGCTTTCCATATATGAACCCCGAAATCGTTTGACTGTACCGCAATCACTTGCGGGGCCAGCGCCACTTTCTCGGGGAATGATATAGCAGAGTCATACCATCTGACAATCTCGCACACACGGATATCCCATACCTGGGGAGAAAATACAGCTGAGACCACGGGGGCATACAGGTGCCGGAGCTGCCACCAGGCATCGGTGGTGTGCTTTAGCTTAATCTCGCATATCCAGATTATCTTCTGCATCGGATCAAAGAGGAGCCCATCCGGCTGACAGACCCTAGAACGATCCTCCTGCGCAGACCAAAAGATAAACCAGGGGGAAGCGAGATAGCACTCTCCAAAGAGCCCAGATAGGTGCTCCTGCACTGAGTCCTCGTAGCGGCAGCCCTCCCTCCGCTTCCCTGTCATACGCCCTCGATTCAGCGCAAAGCTCGGGGTATCCGTGGGCTCAGCCCTGAGAACTACCCCCGCCGGTCTCGAGCTTCTCGGGTAAAGTCCGATCTGCTTCGACATTTATTGCTTCCTCTTCGTCTACGCGTCGAGCGCGTCCGCCGAAAGTTTCCCTTGCTTCGTGCAAGACATTGGAGGGGACGCTGCCCAGATAGTAGTTATTCTGGACTGGCGCTCCCGGCATACCGCCAGCTGGCTTGGAGCCATACCCGAGGCGATCGAGTACGCTGTTAGTGGTCTCGAGGAGAACCGGCGCACTTACTTTCCCATTATCAATCTCTTCCCCAAGCTTGTCAAGGGCGAGGTGAGCCATACCGGTCAAACGCTCTTGGAGGGAGAGTTGGGCTGGATGGAACACCTCATCATGCTTTTTTCGCAGCTGCTCCTGAAACGTATCGCTGTGAATCAGGACGGAAAGCCAGCTCTGGCTAACATCGAAAGTCGCAGCTACGTTGCCGAGCTTATCGTTTGGATTCGCGATCATATGCTGCAAGATCTGTTGGTGCTTCTCGCTGAGCCGCAACACTTGGACTTTACTCATAACGTCATACCCCCTTGGAAAACTGACGGCTGTATGGCAGGGGCGCGCCAGTCTTTAGTATTTCCATTCTACTATAGAGGGAGGCTCCCTGCAAGTCGGATCTGCGAGGTGGGTTGGGGAGGAGGGGGTGGTTTAATTATACAATTAATAAATTGACCTCAGTCACGGAAGTAGTCCTAGGGAAAAGAGGCCACCCGCCCCCAAGGGGGTAAGCGTGGGGTAAGCAATCTGCATTTGGGAATCGTTCGCACCTCGATAGTGATCCGCACCTGACACCGTATCCCACCCGCACCCAGTGTGAGAATGCGATCAGGGGGCGGACACATTCCGTAACAAATGGTTACACGGGCGTTACAAATCATTACAGTTCTCGTGCGGGGAATTGGTATAATGCAGTTACCGCCACGGGAATGACCCGAATTGGCGAGGCACCCCGCCCACGCGCTGGAACGGGTACACAATGCAATCCCTAAGCAATCCCTATGCAATCCCTAACGAAATGGTGAATATCATGGCAAAGGCAAAACTGTTTACAATCGAAACCATCAAGGATCAGCTCGTCGTAACGTATGCAGATGGCGTGAAGGATACGCTGGACGTGAAAGCGTTAGATGATAAGATCAAAGAGCTGGGCATGTATCACGGGTTTAAACAGAAGCTGGGTGATAGCGCCGCGAACGCGAAGGGCGATTTGAATTACGCCAAGGCATCAATTGGCGGCGTCATCGAAGCGCTAACCCAGAAAGAATGGAATCGTCGCGGCGGTGGAACTGGTGGTACGTTGCTAATTGAAGCAATAGCCCGCATCAAAGAAATCGACGAAAGCGAGGCGCGGAGCAAGCTGGCCGCCCTCACGGATCAGCAAGTGGATCAGCTCAAGAAAGCGGATTCTGTTAAGGCGATGATCTTAACGATTAAGACGGAGCGGGCGCAACCATCCGACGACGGCGATGAAGCGTTAGATCTAATCTAAACTAAGCTGGCCCTTCGGGGCCAGTTCTTTTAACCCATCACGGATCAGCATCTCAGGAGAAACCAGATGAAACAAATCTACACTGAACGAATGAAAGCAGCGCAGGAGCTGATTGTCGTATCCGCCGGCTGGCTAAGCGACGGACGCATCATGCTGGGAGTGCAATTCCCTGACGGGCTAGCCCATACGGAGGTGACGAAACGCCCCGCCCAGGGTGTCCGCACCCAGTACCGAATGGCGGAGCTGATCTGTGACTTCGAGGATAGCCTGAATCTATGGCTTAACGAATGCAACGCGGAATCTGTTTACGTCGCGGTACGCCTCGCGGTAGCCAGCGCAATTGGAGGGATCAGAATCTGGTAGCAGTATCGGAAGCAGTATCGGAAGCAGTATCGGAAGCCAAGGATGGCGCGACCGATTTAATTAGTTGATTGCCAAAACAGCAACCATACAATTAAACCATATTCTCTCATATTCCCTCGCATTACCCCATATCCCACCATATTATCGCAGCGTAACCCTCAAATATCTCATTTCCCCATATTTTGGTAGGGGGTGTCCCATCCATATGCCGGTATGATATGCCATATCCCTGCCCTATGTGATAGTGTTCCTCCCTTAGTTTCTATTTTTTTTTTTTTTTTTTTTTTAAACTAAGAAACACACACCCAAAACCTTACCCAAAACAAAACCCCACCCAGGTCACGCCATACCCCCGGATATGGGACACCCCCCCACGAAATATGGGGAAATCACATATTTCAGCAT